GACGCCGCGATACGGGAGTGTGACCGGGGAGTATGGCATCAGGAACGAATGCCGATGAACAGGGTGTTGGTCTGTCCGGACAGCCGAAGCAGAAGACCGTTGTATGTTCCGCTGGTCGAGTAGACGTGCTGCGCGTTGGTAGCGAATGTTCCAGCGATTGACTGGTACGAAATAGCCGCAGGAAAGCCAACACTAAATCCCGTAGTAGACGTGGTAATTGCGCCGCTTCCGATCAGTTCGCTGGTAAGCGACCCGGTGAACACGGCAAGGACGAGCGCGCCAGCCTGCGTGTTGTCGAACCTGTTCAGGTAGTTTGTCTTCGTCTCATCTGCCATCGAGCCATAGGCCAGCAGGGTCTTGACCTGCGCCGCGGTCAGTTCGATCGGAGCCGCGGAACTTCCGGTGTTGTTGCCGATAAGTCGCGCAGTTGCAATGTTCGCAAGGGCGGACAGCGGAACGTCAGTGTTGGCATCGAACGCTCCGGAAGCAAGCGTCCCGAATCCGAGCGCAGTTCCGGCGCGGCGAAGGACATGGCCGTCGGTTCCTGCGGCAATGTCGGCAGGAGCGCCAGTCGAGTTCGCGGAGCGACCGATGACGGTCAGCGCGGTCGATTGACGCAACTTCGCGTCGGTGACACCGTCGCTCGTTCCGGTCGCGCTCTTGATCTTTGCTGTCTCGACGGCGTCGTTGGCAAGTTCCGTGACCGTGATGCTCCCCGCATACTGGCTTACCGCCACCCACGTCGTCCACGCGCTGCCGTCGTAGCCGCGCGCGAACGCCTTCTGCGTCTTGGTCGAGACGAGCAACTGCGCGATCGTGCCGCCTGACAACTTGGTGACGTGCAGGACGCCGGGGCCGTCGGTCAACGCCGTCCATCCGGCAGGAACATTCGACGTGACCGTCGTGGCGATCGCATACCGACCCTGCACGCTGTACCCGGCTGCGTTGATGTCCGTGCCGGACACGGCAACCTGCGGGTAGGTGCTGGAGACGTAGCCGAGCGAAGTCCACGCGGTCGTCGCGTCACCGATCTTGACGTTCCCGGTGTCGGTTTCAAAGCCGATCTCACCGGACTCAAGAGTCGGGTTGGAACTCGTCCAGTTGGACGCGGTGCCGCGACGGATCTGCAACTTGATCGCCATTACTTGTCCTCTTCCACGAACGAAGGCGGCACGCAGTACCAGCCTTCAGGGATGCGAACCTCGTTGTCGCCCAACTGCCAGCCGTCAGCCGTCTTGACGTACACCTTGCCCCGCACCTGCGGCCCCATCCTGATCGGGCTGCTCTCGCTTACCAGCACCGTGCGCGTGCAGCCAGTCGCGAATGCGAGAGCCACCGCGACGAAGCACAGAAGGATCAGCAGGAGCGTCAACCCCCGAACCTCGTCTGGGAAGAACGGAGTGCGCCCACTGCAGCAGCGACATGACGATGGCTCTGACGAGGTCATACACGTCACTCGGCCTTCTTGTTGTCCTTGGCGAAGATCAGCCCGACGCCAGCAATGCACGCAGCGGCCAGCGAACCCCAGTCCGGGACGGTCAGCGGGTCGTTGTCGGTCAGGGAGGTGAGAACAGCGCCGATCGCGACGAGGATCGCCGCAATGCCAGCGCCAGTGGTCTTCCAAGACGAGTTCTTGAGGATGTCGCTCATCGGTCGTGCCTTTCCAGTTTCTCCTCGATCTTGTCGAGGCGCTTGCTGATGCTGTCCTGATTCGTCACGACCTGCATCAGCAGGCGGTCGTGATTGAGGTACGCGGGAAGGAGCATTCCGACGAGCGTGAGGGCAATCGCGCAGAGCGCGATCCAATTCGCCGTGGACAGGCTCACCTTGATGTTCGTCTTTTCGATTGTCATGGCTTTAGATGAACACGCGATACGGGATAGTCGGAATCGGCTCAAACGTCGGCAACTCGTCCTCCTGCGCCTTCGTCAACTCGAAAGACACGCGGATGTTTGCGTGGTAGCGGTTGTCGCCGGGGCGCACGATCACGCCTTCCTCGTCCACCTGCGCCGGGATCGGCCCGATGCGGTCGAGCGTGACACCCGTGACCGGAAGCACCATGACCTCGCCGTCCTCGTCGGTGCGTTCCTCGGCAAGCCCTGCGGCGATCAGGCCATCGTCAAGGTCGGATTCGGTGGTTGAGCGAAGTAGGTAGTCCATGTCAGGTGGTGAGGGCTTGCATTTGCGATTCCGGAAGCACAGTCGGCCAGTACTTGAACTGCGAAACCCAGACTGATCCGAAATCAGTAGCAGCAGTCTCTGTAGTGTTGTTGAACTTCAGCGATCCGATTGTTGCAAGGGTTCCCGCTGCCGCCGTATTGACAAGCGCAGATCCTCCGGCAATCACCCAAGTCATCCTCGCGACAGATGGCTCTAGGCTTGTCGCAAACTTGATCTTTCCGCTTGGACGTAGGTGATTTGAAGCGGTGATGATGACTGATCCAGCATTGTCAAACGCCGTTCCGAAGATTCGCGGCCCAACGGTTGAACTGATATTCATTCGCAGGAATCCCCATCCGCGACCAGAAGGCGACTTCTCAAACTGCGCGAAGTACGGGAATGTATTCAGGTCGCGTGGGCCTCCGTCGATCTGCATCATCACCGTTCCGCCGCTTTGATTGAAGTTCAGCGACGAGATGTCGGTCATCGTCATGGCGTCTTGTCCCCTGCTCCCCGTGCTTGCCCCGGTCGGGATGTACGAGGATGCGCCGGAGCCGCCTTCTACTTGGAATCCGTAGCAGTAGATCCCATCCGCCGCGTTTCCTGTTCCTGTGTACTGCGCCCCAAATTGACCAAGCGTTGCACCGGATGGCACTCCAACGAATGCCCACCCATATGCGGTGCTAGCCGTGACATTCACGACCATCTCGCATCGCCACCATCCATTCGGGAACGGTGTTGCTTTTGCGCTGACGTAGCCAGCGCCGAAATTATTATCAGTTGCTCCGGTTGAAAGGTTAAATCGCACGGCAGCACGACCACTAGCAAGATCGGAAAGAAATAGATGCGTGTACGTTCTTGCCTTTGCCCAAATCGACACCGTAACTTGAGTGTTCGTCCCTGCGGTAATAGTTCGATAGTAACCGTGGAATGTTCCACCTACTGTCGCGTAAATCTGTAGCGCGGAGTTTGCAATTCCCGTTGGGTTGCTATCGCTTCCAGCCGTCACGACTGCCATGCCAGAATTGCTATAACCAGTAAGGCTATTTGATTCAAGCATGTAATTGATCGCGCTTCCCTCAATCAGCAGTCCGCGAGGCTGGGGCGGCGTAGTGGACGGGTCGTAGTCGAAGCGGGGGTCATGCCGCTCAGCGGTCGTGCTGGTGTTTTCTAGGTATGGAGCAGGAACGACTCCGTTCCATAGATTGAGTCGCGGATTCGCAAACTTGACCTCTGCCGTGGAGTTGCTAGACATACCAACGCCGAAATACGCGCCAGTAGTTCCAGACGTAGGGCTATCAAACACGAACGACAGAGTGCATGGGCCAGTCACATTTCCGGCCGTGTACAGCCCGGAGTTCACATAGTACGCGCTGTTGGTGAAAGTACCCGTCGTCAACAAGTTCGACGGCGTAAGTCCGGTGTCACCGACAGTCAGGATGTCAACCGATGCAATGATCCTGCGCCCGGCACCAGTAAATCCTGATGACCGCGCAATGCCGATTCTCTGGCTGCTTGCAGTCATCGTCACCGAGCCATCACCGTGGAAGGTGGCAGATCCCGTTGAGAATGCGTATGTCCAGCCGGAGGAAGTCAGCGATGGATTCGTACCACTCAATCCGCCGAATGCGGTGTTGAAGTAGAGATTCTGTCCCGCATACTGCACCAACCCCTGCGAATTGATGAAGGTCGCGTTGGTCGTGCGCGTGAACGTCAGGCGCGGGTCGAGGACGCCCGTGGTGAAGTCCAGCGAGAGCGTGGAGCCGTCGCCGCCCTCAACCGGGAGCGTGCGCTGCCGACAACGCTCGACCGGGTCAGAGCCGAGCAGCCATGTCCGGTTGCGTGCGTGCATCAGATAAACCCGATGAGGGCGTTGATGTTTCCGGCAGCAGCAGTGACGCACTGCAACTCAACAGCCTCGCTTCCGGCGAGGTCGATGATGACGAATCCTCCGGGGCAGGATGCCTCCTCGCCGTTGTAAATCTTCAGGTCACCGAGATTCTTTACGTAGTCGCGACCCGGACGCAGGCTGCTCACTTCCGCGCCAGCGGTGGTTGACGGAGTAACGGTGAACTTGGTCAGCAACTTCGGGATCCAGAGCGCAGAATCCGCGGCAAACGTCCATCCGATCGCATACCAAGTAACGCCCGTCGCTCCAGACGTATTCAAGGTCTGGAGAAGAAGGTAGTTCATGCTGGTGTGCAGGACGAGTCGCCCGGTTCCGGTGGTCGGACGGGTCGCGGTCTGCACCCGTGCGACGACAGTGGTGTTGGCGGCAACGTTCGACGGATTCGCAAGTCCGAGCGGTGCGGAAAGCGTCCGGGTCGCGGTGATCGTGGGATTCAGTCCAAGGAGGCTCATTGGTGTTCCTTACGAGGGATTCTGCACTGGGTTGAGGATGATGAAGCCGGGGCCGTTCCGGGTTCCGGAACGCCACAGGTTCGGCTGTACCTGACCGAAATGG